TCCACATCTTGACGAGTAGCTGCCGTTCCGTTTTCACTATTCTTTTGCGTGATGCTTCCGTTCTTAATCTGAAACGATATAAAAGGCAAAGCCTCCACAAGTGCGTAATGAATTATAGCGTCTTGTATATAGTCATCAACTAATATCTTGTAGTTTCCAGTTAAACTTGCACCATCTACACCAGCAATGTCATCCTGTAATTTATCATATAGCTTAGTACCCAAAATTATTTGTAGGTGCTTGTCTTGTGCTATCTTTAAAAAGGGTAGTAAAAAGGCGGTATCAACATTATAGTTGATTGCCGTAGAACTCTTTAATTTTGCTTCGTTTACAAATAATACTGCCATCTTATTTTTTATTTACAAATCCTCTGTTGGGCATATCTTTTGGCTTCATTGCCACCTCTTTTTCATTACGAACTCTGTAACCCTCTCGGTCGGCTTTGTTAGTTGATACTGTGGGGGCCAAAGGACTTTTTGTATCTATCTTAGTTAAAGACTTGAATGTTTTTCTGCGCCATTTGTGATGACAACCACCCCCACCTTTGAACTTCCAAATTGAGTAAGTATCTGCGCCATTCAATCCCCATCCAGCATTTACCTCTCTGTCGCCCATTGAAATAATATCCTCTTTACGATATAGCTTGTCAGCTGCTACCATCTTACGACAAAACTCTCTGGAGTTCTTGCTTACTTTCTTAGGGAAATACTCGTATCGTACTTTGTACATATACCCTCCGATAGTTGCATCTTGGTCGCTCTTTGAATTTGGTCTTGCTACTCCAGTAGATGCAAACTTATATGCTTCTAATTCTTCATGTGTTTCAGCGTCTACATCTTCAATAACTTCCCACTCGTCAAGATTAAGTTCTTCTCCTAAATCAATTAAAGCATTTGCGACAATGATGTCGTTCTTCTCATCCTCTTTAGAATAGTTTTGGCAAGTGCATTTGCCACCACTACACTTTTTCTTTTTGCACTTCTTAAAATCCTCTTCAACGGATTCTATTTCCTTAACCTTGCGAGATGCCCAGCTGAATCCAGCATCGCCACCCCAAAGTAACCAAGCTATCTTCCCAGCACTTGGGTAACCCTCATCGCCTACTTTGTAGCCTTGCCCCCCTTTGGTAGCCTTTTCATGTCTACTAAAAAACGAGTACATTCTCTTTATAGTTTCAATGCTTAGATTATCTCCGTTCTTTATGTTTCTTGCTCTTGCAACACCAACTTCTGTTCCGCCTCTGCCAAATTCTCTGCGTAGTTCAAGACCACGTTCAGCCTCTTCCATCATTTCATTGGTAGGCTTGGTATCTATATCCTCAAGGCTTTTAAATGCACTATATTGGTCTATCCCAGTTTCTTTTTCAACCTCTTCAGCATTTAAACCATCAGTTTCTACAAACTCAATTGGTTGCAATGTTTTGAAATATGTATCAAGTACAATACCATTAACAAGTAACACCTCGTTAATAGCGTCAAGAATCATATTTTGGTATGGTCGAATAACTAAGTTATCCCATAACTGCGATGCCGTTTTAATCTCTTCGGCATTGTTTCCAAGACCAGTATTATCTTTAATACCAAATAAAATTGGGCTTGTAACTTTATGACCTATCAATATCTTTCGGGTGGCCTCTTCGCTTAGGAATTTGTATTGCTCACTTGCTTCTGATATTGGTAAACTTTCTATCGTTGTTGCGTTTGATGTATCATCGTTAAACGATATAAGCCACTTTTTACCTTTTGCGCCTTGTAACTTTTGAGTAACCTTACGCTC